TTATATAGAAACAATGAGTTTGTCCCGTTTGCTGAATATTCTGAACGAGTTAAAACACTTTCTGAACTATACACAAATATTTCAGACTGGTTTGAAGAAATTGGATAAGGAGATTTAAAATGAAAATAGTTACATTTAAACTAGTTTATAAGTGGACAAAATACCCACCAAATCCTAAAAATTTTCAGCACTATGATTTAGAAAATAAACGTGCTGAAAACATTGTAAATCTAAAATTTACTAGAAGTTCAGCAAGAGACTATAAAACAATTCTAGCAAGACTTAAAACAGAGTTAGGTTCTAATGTTAATCCAGCTTATGTTTTAATCTGGTTAGATTCCTATTATGATTATCTTGAAAGATGGGTGTAAATATGATAGCTAAATTTGAAATAATACTAGATAAGGAAGAAATTCTAAAAATTCATTGTATCGGAAAGGTAGATAATTCTAAATTATCTAGCGAAAAAGAAAGGCTATTAAATCACGGTTTTATTGAAACTGAAATAAACTATTTTAAAAAGCGTGATATAGTGATTATTTTTGAAGAAACTAACAACTTGAAAAACTCAGACTATAAGCATTTATGCTTAGATTCAGCATTTAAACGCTATGTACAAGGAAGGGAAACATATTAAGATGAAAGATTTAGATAGAATTTTTCCAAGTGAGATAGAGAGAGCTAGAAAGATAGTCAAGCAATATCATTTTGACGGCTTTCCAGTTATTTCTCTTGATTATGCTATCAGTCGCTTAAAACCTATAATGGATAATATAGATGGTTTTGAGCCTACTCATTATGATTTATATGATGTAGACATACATCATCAAAGAGACGGCTCTACGGCTTATAAAGGTACATTAAGGGTTATATATTTATCAGTAGAAAGGGATTTATACATTTTTAGGTACTAACTTATGAAACAATCATACAACAAATTAAACAAAAAAGGGCGCTTTTGGTTTTGGTGGTTCGCTTCCTGTAACCTTATCATTCTAGCTTTTCTAGTGATTCTATCACTATTGACTTATAACCTGTTTAAGCAACAGAAACAGATTGAGCAACAACAAAGCACCATTACCAAGTTAAAGCGAGAAAACGACAGCAACACGGCTTCTATTTTGCGCCTAGTGAGTTATTTAGAGAATGTAGGGGGTTAATACCATGGAAGAAAATACACGCCTAGAAGAGCAAGAAAAGCGCTTACAATATGAAACAGAATTGCGCCTATTATCAGATAGCTTGCTTTCACTATCAGCTAAAAGTGTAAGGGGTTTAATCACGATTGATGAAATTATCTTACATTCATTTGAACGATATTTAGTAGCGCTTTCACAATTTATTAAAGCATACCCAGACGGATTGGAAAAAGCTAGACTAGTTCAGCAACTTATCAATCTACATCACTCTTTTTCACTGTCTGGTTATGAAAAGCATATCAGCAATCAGAAACAACTAGAAAACCACTATTTACAGAAATACAATCAAGTAAATAGCGTCCTATCTGCTCTTTGTTCCCTTGCTTTGGACAATCCAGATGATGACGCTTACAAAATCATTTCAGAATATAAAAAAGGGTAGTAGAATGAATCTACTATCCTTTTTTCTGTTCTTTTGTTTTTTCTGTTTTTTCTTTATGCTACGGTTATAAGTCCGTCTGGTTCTTTTGTAAATGATGGGTTGTTAGCAAGCTCTCCGTTTGCGTTCATGAAATACCAACCCTTACCGCTCTTAATGAACTCATTAGAAATCATGTTTCCACGCTCATTTGTCATATAGTACCAGTTGTTTTTGTATTTAACCCAACCAGTAACCATTGCGCCTGAATCGTCCATATAGTACCATTCTGAGCCTACTAACACCCAACCAGTAGCCATTGCGCCGTTATCCTTGAGATAGTACCATTTATCTTTATATAGAGTCCATTGAGACGTTAAGCAATAGCCCTTGCTGTCAAAGTAGTACCATACACCAGCGATTTTTTCCCATTTATTATAGGGGAAAGAGCCGTTTGCACGTCTAAACCACCAGCCCTTAGAGTCTTCTTTCCATGTTCCAGCGGTCTTTGGTTCTTTCTCTGGTTCATCGTCTAAAAGCACTATATTCTTATCAAATGGGTTGCTTGAATATTGCCACCATCTGATACCGTCCATGCTTGGGAAATACTCAAAATCAGCGTTTCCATCGTTTAAGCCATACCCAGCAATCCATAGACTATTAGGGAATTGCTCAAGAATTTGCTGATAGTCAATATTATTGAGTGTGAAAGGCTTGTAACTATAATAAATCGGTTTATATCCAGCGTCAGCAAGAATTTGCATAAAGCGTAAGCAAGCATTAGTATTAGCCTGTCTGTCCCCGCTTGCGTGGTCTTCATAGTCAAGCACCAAGTAAGGGACTTGAGTAGGTACGTTGTCAAGGAAATATCTTGCTTCTCTTTCTGCTTCTTCTACGTCTCCACCAAACCAAGCAAAGTGATAAAATCCAACGGGTGTAGACTGTTCAATTTGAGCGCTTAAACATGGATTGATGTAGCTTGTACTTTCTGATATTTTGATGATGGTGTTAGTTGTTCCCATCGTCTCCAAAAGCCCTGAAATATCGTATCCGTTATGACTAGATACATCTATAAATAAATCATTTTTCTTCATTTTCTTTTGCTCCTTTAAAATCTTCTAGCAATTCTTTTCCAGAATCTAGTTGCGCTGTATATTTCTGTAATTCAGCTTGAACCCTTGCGGTCATAAATTTCGGGATAAATACACCCATTACAGCTAGATTTTCCATGATTGATAGGGCATAGTATAGATTGATAATAATAAGTAGAATCTGACCTACTGCCATTGCGTGAATGTAGGTTAAGAAAACGGCTACAAAGTAGTAAAAAATAAATGTACAAGTGTGTTTGATAACACCTTTTAGCCCTGTCCAGCTATCGGTAACTTTCCACTTCCAAGCCTTGAGAAAGCCCGTGATAAAGTCAAATAGAATCAAGATAAATAGAAAAGTGATATAGTCACCTTTTGCAACGTCTAACATAATATTATATAACATGATTGATAACCTCTAAAAATTTGTTTTTTGTCTCTAAATCCTCATAAATGAGCATATTTTTAAGGTATAGACTTCTTAATGTCTTACCTAGAGCGCTTGCTTTGTTCAAGTAAACAAACCCGTCTTCTACCTGTTCCACTTCCAGACAATAGGCTGTTAGGTTCTTATCGTAACCTTTGGCAATATATACCATGTTGTCAATGTAGTACCCTGTTAAGAAAGTACCGTCACAATAGAAGCTATATAACCTAGATTTTAAGCCCTTAATTTTAGCTATGTTCTTGTCATTCTTTATCTGAAATTCATTGTTAGCAACGCTTTCATAAATGCTTGACTTGCTCAAGAGTTTAAAGAATCCGCTTTCTTTTTCTTCCTCTGTTTGAAAGGCTGAATGGGGAGGGAATTCTATAAGTGTTGCATATTGTTTTATGTTGTAGAATCGCTTTCCGCTATCGTCATAAAATTTCAGAAAGGCAAAATAGGGATTGTTGAAATTACTTGCATTTGATAGTAGGTAGGCATGGCAACCGTCACGCCTACGAAAAACAGAGAATATAAAGTTTAGGAGGGCTTCTACCTCGTTATCAAGATACCTCTTTTTACTAGTAACATCTATCAGCACCTCATCATAGAGAATACTCATGACCTCATCATACTCTGACCCTTTCAAGTCTACCCATGTTGATAGACTTTTAAGGTAACAGACTATTTTTCCGTTTAGGATAATTTTAGTAGAAGACAAGACAAGAATATTTTCTTCATCTTCCATGTTGTCAGCTCTGAAAATAATTTTAGTGTGAATCTTGCTGGCGTCACTGTCTATCACTTCAAAATTAGTAAAAACCTGTTTCAATAATTCAGTAGTAAAAAACTTGTCCTTGTCTATCCTGTCTAGCTCTGACTTATTGCGTCTTAAATAGATAAATTGTTCTCCCTTATCTATAAAGCGCTTGAGTAGATACTTTTTGAGTGCAAAAGTTTTCCCAATCCCACGCCCACCGATAACAAAGTTTAGATACTGGTTATAGCTTAGCATTTTTTGCGGATTGTACCATTTTTCTTCTTGTTCGATAGAAAATCACTCCTTTCTATTTCATTATATCATACTTTTAAAAATTCGGATTGTTTTTCTTGATGTCAAATAAAATCTTATCATCTTTATTTGCTGAATAGTTCCAGATTCTAACACCAGACTGAAAAATAGCCTGTATTGCGTTCATGTGAGATTGATTCGCTCTTAGGTTTCCAAGGTTAACGTTAATCATCTTGATGTAGTTAAATCGCTTTCTAGCTTTCATAACGCTTAAAGCATTATTAGAAAAGATATTGACAAGTACCCCATAGCATTTGATGTACTCGTTTGCACGGTTCAAGATTTCTTTTTGGGCGATAGATACCTTCCAAAAAACATCGGTCAATAGATGCCCAGATTGGAAAGATAAGTCATTTCCGATTTGTTGCACGCTGATAGGCTGGTTTTGTAAGTCTGCCATGCTTGCGTTGTAAGCTCTTATAGATTGGTCTAGGGCGATTTTTGCTTTCATGTTATTTAAGGCATTAGATTGCGATTTCAAGGCATTGTTTACATCTGTGAAACCTTGTTCAACTAGTTTATTATTGTATTCACGGTTTGCATTGAAAACTTTCATACCACCAGAAGCTAAACCACTTAGAGCGCCCCCAAGATTTCCGCTTAGTAAGTTACCTGCAACGTTTAGAACTCCACTAGCGCCCTCTGTCCATTGATTGATGTTAGCTGTATCCACGGCATATTGAGCGTTATAGCTAGCTTGTGAGTTAGCCGTTGCCACTTGTTTATTGGATAGGTCAACGCTTTGTTTTAACATTTCCCTGTTCTCTTTAAAGGTCAGTTGAGTGTGTTCCATCTGGTTCTTATGGGTCTGAATATAGCTCGCTTCAGCATCGTTTAAAATAGCAATGCTTTTTCCTGTAACATCATTAAGCCCATACTTGAAATGTTCAGGGTTGTATTCTGTCCATGTTTTCGTATCAATGTTTTCTAAAATATTCTTATCCGCATAGCTTAAGTTGTTAGCGTTGTTATACTCTAAAAAGTTGATGTGTACTTGGTTATTATCTCCAAGGCTACCATTCACAATGACTTTATATTTGTGACCCGTGTCAAGGGTTTTAGGTAGGTACTGCGGTTGATAAACGTAGCTGTTCCCGTAAATATCGTACAATTCCACTTCAGTAAATTCACTATTTAACAACTGTACTTCTATTTCTAGGTCAGATTTTCCAGTGTAAGCTCGTAAGCTGTCTTGTATCTGGTTGTAGGCAATTTCTAACAAGTTAGGGATTTCATAAACGTTGGGGCGATAGTCAAAGAATCCGTTAACTTCTATTAGAAGGGCTTCCACGTCAAAGGCTGTTTTGGTGTAGTCTCCGTTTCCTAGTTGCCTATCTCCAGTGTTCCCTGTGATTTCTCCGATGTCTCCACCAGCTACCACTTCAGGAGGGTAGATAATGCTTTCAATGTTATCCACCGTGTCAATACCTGTTCTTTCGGTAGTGTAACCGCTCCAAGCGTAGTTTTGCTCAATAACATCATAGCTTGAACCGTTAACAGCTGAAATAACAGCTGTATGCCCCCAGATATTGCTACTAGTTGGCTTATAGTTTACAATACATCCAACCCTTAAATCAGAGAAAGAAGGGTCAAAACGTACCTTCCAGCCCACGGCGTCCCAGTTATAATCTCCACCAATATTGCTGGCACTCATCCCCCTTTGTGTGTCGCTTCCACTTGCTTGGCGCCCGTTTCCGTCAGGGTTCGGGGTGTTGATACCTCCCCCGATGTTACACCCTCCCAAAAGCTGAGAGTATAAAGCGACTAGCCCGTAGCACTGACCGCTACCTACGCTAGTCCCCACCCTTGACTTGATTTCATTAAGGGCTTTTAGTGTTTGTGTTGCTTCAGTCATATCCTATACCTTTCCTAACTCGTCTTGAATGGTTGAGAGCCAAGCATTCGCTTGCTCAATTCGTTCCGCTTCCTTGTAGGCTACACCCTCCCAGTTGTTCATGAAATCGCTTGCGTTGTCGCTGGCACTTGCTGAAGAACTGGCTACACGCCTAAAAGTTTCCGCTCTACTTTCTTCATTCATAAACTGAAATTGAAGGTTAAAGTCCCAAACGGATTGACCTTTCTCTTTTGCGTAGGCGATAAGGGCTTCACATCTTGGACCTGTCCACTGTCCAATTCCCATACCTATCCAGTGCTGACCGTCTGACCCTCTATACCCAGCTTCATTTAATGAAATAGTGTACAACCCAGCAAAAGCGCCCCAGCTTCCGACAAGATTCTCAGCTGTTGGAAGGGTTGCCATTTTGTCATACTCGTAACCTGTTGCATAGTCAGCCTCGTATTTCTTAGCCGTAACATTGCTTTCTGCTGAAAAGTTCCCGATAATTCCAGCAATACCCGTTGCTGTTGCGTCTGGTACTAGCTTCTTAATGATTCGGGTCACTAGTCTAACTCTACTTTCTTCGGTTGAGATGTCGCCTGTTTCGGACGTGCTAGAGCTTCCACCGCTTGAGCTTGTAGAAGGTCTATAATTCCGCTGATTTTTGCGCCCGATTTCTGCCACTTCTCCAGTGATATTTGACAAGATTTCTATATAGGTTTTATCTCCTATTGTTGTCTCTTTGTATTTTACCCCAATATCACGGCTTAGATACATATTGACAATCTGGTTTACTGTACTTGCACCCGTGCTACTACTTTGAGTTAAGCCAAACAAATGCTTGTAAAGGTTTTCAAGAGCAAAACTATCATATTTTTTACCGCCAAAGATGAAAGGCTTAGATGCTCCTTTTCTGATACTTACAGGAATAAAAAAGTATTTAAAGGTTTTTTGCATTCCTGAAAAACTCATATTTACAGGTCTATTGGCTTTGGTTGTCATTTTAATAGTAGGTTTAGCAACGACTACAAGCCATTCTGTATCTATTCCGACTTCTCCAGCTCTCGTTGCGTATTTAGTACCCACGGAGAACCCTTGCTGGCTGTCTCTTAGCGCCCATAACTCATTGGGCATGGTTTGTTGTTCTACTTGCCCGATTACATTTAGCGCCTTCAATTCGTGCTGGTAGGTGTTCCAAACGTCCACCTCGTAGATAATTCGTGTAGCATCTTCATTAACGTATAGTACATCAAAGACAAAAGCGTAATAAGTACGCCCGTTGTTAATAAATCTCATGTAGGTTACATTTTCATATTTCTCTACCCGTCCAGATACTACGATAGAGCCATTTCTTTGGGTATATTGAAATTTGTCATACTCGTACACAATCTCTATATGAGGGTTCTTTTTAGTAAAAAAATCCTCCATGGCGTCCCTTGTCTCAAAATTTATGACATTAGCATAATCATTCTTAAAAGGGCTTTTTGCATATAACCAGATTTTCGTTGATTCCTTCATTTATTACTCCTTTAAAAATAGGAGGGCTAAAACCCTCCCTTACTGCTGACCTATCTGACCTTGCCCCAGCCATTGACCCGACTTTCTGATTTTATGGGGAGCGCTTACGGCTTTTCCGACTGCATTTGTAGGTTGACCGCTCACGTCTTGCCAACTGCTTTTGCGCTGTTTAAAGAAACCGCTTTGACGGTTCAAGGTCTTAAAGACTCCAGCTTTACGGATAGCCCACGGTTTAATAGCTTTTTTAAAATTATTATATAGGAAGATTCCCACAAAAAAGTTATTATCGGAGAACTCTCCATTCGGGTAGCTCACGGCTACATTTAAGGCGCTAGCACTAGAGCGTTCCTCTGGTGCAACTGTGACCGTAAATTCTTGAGCCACTTCATTGTTCTTAATCACTTCATCGGTTGTATATCCGCTAAAGCTCCATACGGTTTTACCGTTTATTTTAATGTCGTAGTTAACACGATAGCCACCATTTGAACTTACCCGTTTACTCCACCAGAAAAGAGCCTTTACTCTGATTTTTGCTGTGATAGAGTTATCGGGGTTCGTTCGTTCTTCCAGCACTTCCACGGATTGACCCCAAAAGCGCATAGAAGCCCAGACTGATGGGTCATTATGCCCATATTGTATATAGGTTGTGTTCCCGTTTGTCATGTAGCCATAGTCTGTATCAGCCTTTGAAAAATGCCAAGCATTAGCATAGGCTTCCGTCCAAGCTGGCACTCCAGTACCAAAATTTTCTATTTTAGTGTTGGTACTGGTTGAAAATTTTAATTCTAAAGCCATCAAATACCTCCTGAAAGGTCATTTTCTGTACTTCCATTGTTTGTTCTGATAAAGCTGTTGCCATCTGGTGTACCGCCAAAGATATTGATATTACCTGTAGCAATGTTTCTACCTTCTTTAAAGTTCCCTTTAAGTCCTCCAGCCCATGCACCTGATTTTTCAAGATTAGAAATAATTTTGGTTAATGTTTCCATTAACTCATTTCCTTTAGTGGTTGCATCTTGCAATTTACGGTTAAAGTCTTCTTTATCTCGTTCTCTAGCTTGCTTTTCTGTTTCCAGCTTTTCCTTCAAGTTGTTAATTTCACGGATTCGGTCTTGTTTTTCCGTTTCAAGTTTTTCATTGAAACGGTTTTCAAGTTCTTGTAAATCTCGCTCAATCTTTTCTTTTAAATTCCTGATTTGCTCATCAATATATGGTTTGATAACTCGTGCATAATACTTGTCAGCCTTACCTGTGAACCATCTATCAGCTTCAGCGCTTTCCATGTATCGCTTAATTAGAAGCGGTACAAGGTTTTCTAGTAGTTCGGTAAGAGCGTTCTTAAAATCTTCAAACTCACTTTCTAACGCTACAAAATCATCTAGTAACTGCTTAAATGCACGCTGTAACCATGCTAAAAGCTCGTAAATTGAGTTAGCATTATCAAAGCTGGTAGGAATGGAAGGGATAAGCCCCCACCGTTCCACCCAGTAAGAAGAATAGCGCCCTCGATAGTTTCGAAAAAACTCGTCATGAAATTCTTCTGGTGTCATATTTTAACCCTTTCTTATAAGTGCTCATATTTATCTTATAGCGGTTGTGCAATGTTTCCAGATGTAATATGTGAATCATAAGTACCCTCTAAAGTATTAAGGTCAATAGTAGGTTCTTCATATAAATCACCAAAAACTATACTTTTTACAATTAAATTTGAAACAGTCTTTTTAAAATACATATTTAATAAAACGTTTTCTCTTGAAATATCATAATAAGTATAAATACCTTGTTCAACGTTTCTAAACTCGTAAACACCCGTAGGTGCTGATAAGGTTACAACTGATTCTGTATTATCAGTGTTTATACAAATAATAGTGATATATGCTACTGTGTCATCTGGTCGTATTGGAAGATGTAAAATAGCGTTGTTAATAGTATCTACTTTGTCAATAATAAATTTTTGTGGAAGCATAGCTACTAATTCAGTTTTTACCGCTTTTGTTTTTGTTTCCACTAGCTCCTTAACCTTGCTGTCATTAAGTGTTAGCGTATCGCCTGACTTGTCAACTTTTACCAATTCCCCACCGTTTAACGTGATAGGGTTAGCGGTTGCACCTGTACCACTTCCAGCACCACTGCCAAGCTCTTTCTTTAGAGCTTCGGCTTTAGTGTCAATTAGCTCTTTTACTTTTGTATCGTTGAGGGTCAAGCCTTCAGTAGTTTTTGTAACCGTTACCAGTTCCCCACCTGACAATGGGAATTGTGTAAGGTCTTGATTTAAAGTAGCCGTTTTGGTTTGGTTAGGCGCTTCCCCTGTGGTTGTATGAGCAATGTTAAGATAAGGGACGCTTGACGCTACGTCATTCACTTTGTCCTTATCAGCGTTCAAAATAAGGCTTGTATCTCCCTTGTTATCCTGTTTTAAATCAGCAAGTGATTCCTTGCCTTCAATGGTTAGGCTCTCAACTCCCTGATGGCGTTGAAATTTAATGAGGGAGTGAATCCCTTGAACTTTTTTAGTTGTTTTTGCCATTTGTTTTCTCCTTGTTGGTTGTGTTTTCAATTTTGATTGAGTTTGGATAGAGTTCTTTCAAGGCTTCCAAGTATTCCAGATAACGTAAAAGTAAAATATCTTTACGTCCTATCTTTTTCTTGTTAGCAATTAAAAGTGTATAGCCATTATGTTTCTTGTATTTCTCTAACTGGTCTTTAAATGTTAAATAGATACAATCACAAACAGTTGAAATACGGGCGCAAGACTGGTCTGTATCGTCCCCATGTCCCATCACTTCAATGTTTAGTGTGTCCTCTGTCTCAGACAAGTTTATAATTATCATAAGTGTTCATGTCCTCTTTCTGCTGTCATGATGGTTCTCTGTACCCCTTTTCTATCGTTTGTAACATTGATGTCAAAGGTTGCCCAATCATCCAGAAATTGCTGACCGTTAATAGTAACCTGTCCATCTTTAAAATCTGATAGCGCCATTTGATAGTTAGGAGTAACAATAACCCCGTTGTCCCAATGGGTCAACTCGTTTACTAGTGGAATCCGTGAGAAATAGTTATTATCATCTATCACTCTGCCAAAGCCTTTGAGCTTGCTCTTGCTGTTTAACTTTTCAAAGCTATAATAAGCGCCTACAATCTTAAAGCGGATATATAGAAGGGCTTTAGTAGATAGTAAAGGCTTGTAGCTCTTTCTTATCGTCCAGAATGTTTCATCTTCAATACTTTCAAAATGATAGCTGATAGGCTTTAGCTTTAACCACAACTTGGACAAGTCGCCTAGTCGCTTACTTGCTGACTTGATATAATACAAACCATCTTCAGCATAGACAAAATCCTGAAAGCTGAAAAGCGTGATTTCTTCTAACATACTATCATATTTTAGTATTTTAGCATTTGATAAATCTTTCATCTATACCCCTTTCTAAAAGACTTGTAAAAATAGCTTGTCGCAAATGTTGAAAATCTGAAATTGAATATCTTTCAATTCTGCGTTATTTTGTAAGCGCTCAGCAAGGCTTGAACCGCTCCAGCCTGAGACGTTGCTTTTTGTATCAGCATTGTTTTTCTGGTGGTTTTCTACCAAGTTGTCAGCGTATTCAATCACTCCGTAGCGCTCAGTAAAAACGATTTCTTTCCGTTCCTGTGGTGTGGTATTGGCTATCTGTAAGGCTTGCCCGTCTGCTTTTTGGTTGCCGACTGTATCAATGTTCATGGATTGATTTAACTCCTTGATAGCCTTGTTTCTAATTTCTGCAAGATACTTGAATAGATTGAAACACTCATTGTTTAGAACGTCTTCCAATGCTACCTGAAAGCGTGCAAAAGTTTCTAGTCCGATTTCCCTGTTGTAAAAGTGTTTGCAAAATTCTTTCTTGAAATTTTCTGAAACACCGTCTACTAGGTGCATATCTTTGAAAAGCTCGTTATAAGTATCATCTATAATGGTATTATAATGTAGAAAATCGCCGTTTTCATCAACTGCCAACCCGTCTAGTTTTCCTGTTACAGGGTTTCTGTATCGGGATTTTAGAAAGGTTGCAATGGTTGCTGTGGTATTATTCTGGGTCAAAGACTGCACCCCCTTGCTCTGCGATATCTAGGGCTACTTTATCAAGGTTGAATTGCTGAATGGTTTCAGCTGGCTTGACGGATATTTCTAGCCCGTAACATTTATTGATAAGGTCAACCGCTTTTCTGCGTGACTTCCAGCCTACTTCGATATTTGCTGAGATAACCCCATTATTTGAAATAGCTTCAGATACTACTAGGCGCTCTTTCTTATCCGATGGGTTGTTATTGATACCAATAAAAGTAAGGAGTTGATTCATAACCCTTAATTTTTCATCGTGTAGCTTATCCAGTAGAAAAGGTGCGTCCGTCCTGAATACCTGAATATAGTCCGATAACTGCTTAAAGCTATCCTGTCCGTCTTGGTCTTTCTGCTTGTTCAAATAAACCACGGGTTCAAAGTTAGCAATCTTATTAAAGATATTTTTCATAGATAACACGCTAGTATTGTCTACAAAGATAAAATAGGGAGTTATCTGAGCATTTCTATTTAATTGAATAGTCAGCTCAATATCTGCCAATTTCTCGCAAAATAACTCAAGATAGCCAATGTATGGCTCATAAAAATTATTATTAGGAATCACAATGCAAGGCTTTTTGATTTTGTCTGGGTTGTCCTTGTGCAAATCTTCAATCACTCTAAAATCATTCTCTGTATAAGCAATTTCCATTTGTTTAAAATAGTTCATACTAGAAGCGTTAACTGGTTGATAGCTTAGAGGCTGGTCATAGTGATTCAAACGCTCGCCCCGTGTTCCGCCTTGAGCAATAAAGCCAAACGTATCATCATGAAAAAATGAGACGTGACCGTTTTCAATCAACTTTCTTTCTATGAAAAGCTCGTCAATGTCATTTGGCAAGCCTTCCCATGTGAAATAGTTAACAACGATATTATAGAAATAATTAAAATAAAACTCAAAGAAGGCTAGACGGTTGCGCTCTACTGTTTCCTTATTCAGCTCAATCTTCCCAAGATGTCGCTTGTAATTTTTGTAGCTCATTTAGTCCCCTTTCATATTAGAAAAAAGGCGGGCTATTGCCCGCCCTCGGTCAGTCTTTAGACTTCCTCTGTGTACCAGAAATGAATATTTTCAAATAGTGAAAGGCTAGTCAAATAGTGGTGGTGGTAGAAATAGTTATAGGTCATGTTGCGAGGGTTTCGGATTGATTCCATGTGCACCAATTTATCCTTGTTAATGATAGATTTAGCTGAAATCAAGAATGCAACTGGCTTACGTCCATTGTTTGCACCAGCACCTGTGAATTTTTCAAAATCATCAACTACAATAGTGCGAGCCAAAACGCTTGCCTTGTCCATGTTGAAAGCGTTAGCAAGCAACATATCAAGATGGGTAGAAAATTCTGCTGAAATGACTAGGTACTGGTCTTCAATCGCTGTCATGTTCGGTACACCAACAGGGTTGTTAAACTGTGTACGGCTTGGAATTGTAAAGCGTTTAGACTGGTTGATGAGTGACTGGTTAAAGTCTACCACAAAATCAGATTTGCTTTCGTCAATCTTAGTACCAGCAACTGTGATAGTCTTAGCTGTACCTTTCAAGTCAGTGTAAGCAACTTCAGCAAGTGATTTCTCAAGTACACCCTTGATTGCTTGGTACTCGTCAAGTGTATCTGATGAAAGAAGAGACGTAAACATTTTGTCTACAAATTCATCAAAAGCCATGTCAGAAACAAAAGCCTTTTGAATCCATGCACGCTCAAAAGTGCGCTCATAATAGTTTTCATTGTTCAAGGTGTGGTAGAATACCTCGATGTCCGTATCAGCAAACTTGAACGGGCTGACATCTGACTTAGCGTCATAGATTTTCTTTTCAGCTGGGTGTACATAGATTTCTTGCAATGTGTCCCCGAACTCAAAAGTTTCAGATTTGAAAATAGCAAGCGGATTCTCATAAGTGAGCGCCTTGATAACGGTTGAACCAATACGATTTACAAGAGCTTTGAAAAACTCATTTGCGTGCTTTTCAAAATCCTGATACGGTACGGTTGCGTGGTTAATGCGTGCGCCTTCAAGTACGGGAATATCAGCCTGATAGTCAGCACTTGCACGGGTGCGGATAGAGTTCAATAGGTCAATGTTTGTAATGTTCTTGCCTGTGCTGTTTGATAAGAAAGTGGTGATTTTATTAGCCATTCTATTCTTCTCCTTCTTCTACCACGTTGTCGTGGTTGATGTTCATTTCTACGCCCTCGACTTCAGTAGCTGGGGCTTGCGCTGGGTAGTTTGGCACTTCTTGCGCTGGTGTGTCCGCTGGCATTGTTGCTGGCGGTGTAACTTCTTCAATTGTTTCTGGTTCATCTTTTAACGCTTCAAGCGTGTTGTTTGGATACCAGTTAATGTTTTTAGAAAACTGTTTCATTTTCCTTTTTCCTTTCTATTAAATAACAGCATTGATTGCTGATACTACGCTCATGTCTTCATTAGCCTTTTTCATGATTTCATCTTGCGCCCCAAGACGGCGGTATAGTTCGTTATTAGCTGAACGTAATTCACCGTTTTTCTTGTTTAATCGCTCAACGTCTTCATTCAAGACTGAGACGGTTAAATCAACTTCGCCCACAAAATCCTTGATGTCCATCAAGTCCGTTGTTAGGCTCTCAATTTCTTCATCGTTACCGACTTTAGAAATTGCATTGTTTAGGATTTCTAAACATTCTAGTGAGGTCATAGCCCTCTCCTTTCAATTTTTAAACAAAGTATATCATACTTGACAAAATAAATCAAGTATGATATAGTAAAAGTTGTAAGGCTTTTCAAGGTTTAACTAGTGCTGATAAGATGGTTACACCTTAAGGGGTGCTTATCGGTGCAAGTCATTCTAACCAACTGACTTTTTAAACCATGAAAAACGCTTTATAATTGGCGCTTTCCTTTTGGAAGGCGCTTTTTTATTTTCCAAACAATCCAGCAAATGGGTTGACGGGTTGCACTTCTTCAAGTGTTAGCACGTCTTCCATCATGAGAGCATTCAAGCGGAAAAAGTCATTTCCATTGTCTCCACCCTCTACAAACATAATAGCAACGTGTACAGGAATTTCTGTTTTGTAGTTAGGGGTCTTTTTAACTGTGATTTCTCCTGTTTCTGGGTTCACGTCTTCATAAGATACCCCAAAGTTCACTTCTTCAAAATCTGTTTCACTTGTGAATACTTTCACATTTTCAGTAGCTTTCACAATGAAATATGGTTTAGCGTCTGGGTCTTTCTCAGTGTCTGGTGTGTAGAGCTGAAGCCCAAAGTCTGTCAACTTTTTAGCGTCTTCTTCAGTTGCTGGGACAAGGTAAACCGCTTTAGTAGCTTTCTTTTGCTTGTACTTGCCGTCTGATTTGTTTGATGTTGCTGTGATAATTGCTTGAGCAACTACTGTGTCAAAGTTTTCATGTTTTGCTTGTTTTTTAGCCATTTTGTTTATTCTCCGTTTGTTGATTTTAAAAATTTAAGTGGTGCGATGATTGTATTAAGATTTTCTAAATCGTTTTCACGGTTTTTTGATTTCTCGTAACAATCGTAAAGAGAATTAGAAGAAAGTTTGTAAATTTTGTTTTCTTCTAAATATGTGCATAGATTGTAAAAAGCATTGATTGAAATTTTATCAAATTCTTTTGAAACAAATTGATAAAGCTCCATGATGTAGTTAAAATCTTCGTAAGCATAATTAGCCTTTAAAAACGATTTTAAAAAGATGATGTTTTTAGGTGCGTTGCTAGACTTTTGAAAGTAGTAACCCTTTTTATTCTTAACCTGTTGCGTTTGTAATAATTTTTTGAAAAAGGAACGATAAACCAAACATACAAAACCATCAAATAAGATAGTCTGATTCTCTGATTTTAAAGGTTGTTTCATAAATAAGAGTTCCCCCTTTTATCTGCTTACTGGCGCGCTTGCCCTCAAATGTAGCACCGATGACAAAGTTTTCAAAGGTTATTTTTTCTTTGATTTCTGGGGTCATTCCAGCGCCCTTAACGTCTAGATGTGTGCTTCCGTCTTCTTGTATCAGTTCCTCTATGTAGAGCTTAGAGCGTAAATATTTTGCTTTTACGGCTCGCCCTTCATGCGCCCACTTGCCAAACTCTGACGGGTCAATATCTAAAACCAGACTATCAGAATGGAATAGATGTAAACTATCAGTGTCAGCATATAGAAAATTATCATAATTTTCCTGTGCGTTTGAGATAATAAAGTGACGGGCTATTGACGTAACGAAAAGGGCAACAGGTGCATAAACGGGTTGAACGTCTTCTTCATCGTCATTTTTAAAGCGTAATATCCCTTTATCATCCAGATAGGCTAGTTTCTTAACAGATATAATTTTAGCCCCAAACTTACCGTATAAACTATTAAGCATGATTTTCGCCTTTTGCTTTTCGGCTGGGCTTTGAGCGTTTTCTTTCTTGTATCTGTAAGTTGTGATATAGTCATCAAATAAACCTGATTCTGTCTGAAATTCAAGAGTTTCAACGTACATGATGGAGCTGTCATAATGTTTCAGAAATAGGTCAAGGTCAAAGTTAGTCAAATATAAGTCTATAACCTCGTTTTTGGAGGTTGTCACATAGTCACTAGTTCTTACCCCGATTCTTAAAGCGTCAAGTTTACGCTTAATTTGTATAGTAGGAAGGTAGCCACGTTTTAAATCAAAGTCAGCTTTGATATGATAGATATAATAGTAGCCTTCTTTTATCTCTTTAGGTTTTCCCTTATAGCGTTTAGGTATTCCGACTGGTAAAGGATTTTGTAGCATGGTTGCTGGGTACATACTGTTGATGTCATAAATATCTATCAACTGTTTCAAGGTTCGCCCCTGTGTTTTGGGATTTGCAAACGTCCAGCCCCCACGGTATGCTTTACGGCAAAAGTCGTCTACCTTTTCATCTAGGATTGGGAAAAAGTCTCTAAACTTCCTTTTTGACTTCTTGAAAATCCGTTTAAATTCTGTTAGCGCTTCACTAGCTGATGTATACTTAGAAAAATTTTCCTCATAATACATGGCATAGATACCACGGGCAAGAATTGCAACGTCTACATGGATATAATCAATCCATTCTGGCTTAATTTCTTCTGGCTTATGCTTTAGTAAAGGAGTTGTTCCTTTTGCTATTGGCATTTTAAAAAGTCCAGCCATCGTTGCGATGGAAAAGTTAAGGATTTTTAGAGAGTCTCTGAAAGTTAGAGTAAAGTCTGGGAATTCTAAAGTGATAGAATACCAAACACCCATGTCATTGATAAAGTAAGTACATTCAATATCATTATTAAGAAAGAATGATAGCAAGAAAGAGCCGTCAAATTTTAGATTGTGAAAGAAAATGATATAATCATCTTCACCTGTCTCTGTGTAGGTCTTGTCTAGGTCAAGATAGAGCGCTTTTAGAAAGCCTTCAAGGCTTGTATTTACCTTAAATGTATCTAGCTTGTTATAGTCAATGACCTTTGCGAAACAAGATAGCCAAACCTCTGTTTCTTCCTCGTTTGTAGTTGTTTCAAAGTCGCCTGCATAATAGCAAGTCACTTCTTACCTCGTTTCTTTCGTCTACGAGTGTCTGCCACAAATTGCTTAGAAAACTTGTCTACATTATCAAGGATTTCACGGGCTAAACTATCCTGAAATTCAAAAGCTGTATCCTTACCGTCTGTGTCTACAAAAACCATAACGTTGTCAAATGAAACCTTGTCAGAAGCTCCACCCGTAAGGAAAGCCCCAAAGTTGCTGGCGCTCATTCTCCTTATGCGTGAAATCATTTGTTTAAATGCTTTTTCTTGCGCCTTATTCCCTGATTCTCTGGTGTTGTAGTGCATTTCTTCCAGTGCTGATATATAACGCTCTTTAGCTTCTCTGTCACGTTGTGAGCGGTATTCTTTGACCTCTTTAGCTGAGTGAAAGCGATTCAAATCTGAGCGTTGAGAAGAGCGAAAGCCTTGCGTAAGTTTTTCGGCTGAAAACTTATCGCCGTACCAAGCCTTAGCCTTTTTCACATAGTCACTAGTGTAAACATGGTTTCCGAAAACTTGTGTACGTCCCTTGCCTTTTACCTCGTTGTAGGCTCTTTCTAGAGCCTTGTCACTCATTCCTGAAAAGTCCCACCGTCCACCCATAAAGGCTTTTATTTCAGCATTAGAAGCGCCCTGACGTTGTAAAGTTCTTTTCTTTCTTGTTAAGTAGTCCCGTTGTACCTTCCTTTGTTTTGGTGTTAAAGCCATTTACTTACACCCCTTCCGCTGGTTGTTCCTCTCCGTATTCTAGGGCAGTAGCGAATGGAATATAAGCTGTAAGGCTCTTGTATTCATAATCTACTACCTCAATAGTGAGATAGCCCTTAAAACGCTCCTCAAGATAACGCTGAATATAAGGAAGCTGTCTCCGTTGGTTGATTGTCACTGTTTCGGGCGTGA